TCAATCTGGGAAGCGTCAGCGTGAAGTTCATTGTATTCGTTCTTCTCTTGGTCGAAGGTGGAGATGTCGAGGCAAGATTTAGGAACCCAGTAGGACACCTTTCCGCAAGATTCGGAAGCGCAGAGGACTTTGACTGCTTTCTCGCTCTTGGCTAAGATGGCGAAGACACCATTGTTGTAGAATCTTCTTCCCATCTCGGTGGCCTTCTTGCTAGCGAACCATTCCTTGACGATTAAGCTTGTTTTTTTCATGTTGTTTCTCTCCTGTTCCGAAGCGTTCATTTCTTTGCTTCTGACATCATTATAAACTAGTGTAGGACACTATGCAACAAAAAAATGAAAAAAATAAAAATATTTTCGTTTTATTTTCGGTCGAGAATTAAAAAAAGCCCATAAAATGGGCGTTTTTAGACGATATGGTGGAGCTGAAGAGGCTGAAAAAAACATCTAACGCAATATGACAAAAAGTGAAAAACTATCGTGTTTATGGGCTTTTTGTGTGATTTAGTGTGACTTATAGCTTAAAAAAGTCTTAAAATATTTTCGGTTTTTTTTCGTTTTTTTAATTTTTTGCGGTTTATTTTCGGTCAGTTTTTTCCATCGAAAAAAGGGCTCTTAGATATACTTAAGTATATACGTAAGTAGCCCTCTTTTATTAACGATGAAGTGCGCTGTTCTCAAGCTTATCCAGGAGAGCAACTGCGTTGTCGAGAGTCTCATCGTATGTGTGCGAATATAACTCCGTGACCTTCGTTATCGTGTGACCCATCAACTTCGCAATCACTGCCAACGAAGCTCCGCTGTTATAAAGCATCGTTGCATAAGAGTGACGAAGCTCGTGAATCGTGATGGGTGGCAAATCCGCCTTGTCGGCAAGTCTCCTGAAGTTCACGTTGATGGTTTCATCCGGAGCAATTTTATATCCACCAACCAACCAGAATGAAGGGGAGAAGCCAGGAACGCGAGCAAGAACACGCAAGTGGTCACGAAGGATTGCTTCCAGAGCATACGGAACCGGAACCTTTCTCACGGAGCGCTTGCTCTTCGGTGGAGTCACGAGGTAGCCGATGCCTTTCCCTGCTTTCTGAGCAACGGAGCGCTTGACATCCAAGAAGGGGTGGACTCCATTGTCGTGGTAGTCCTCGACTTTGAGAGCGTTCGCCTCGCCTCTTCTCAATCCGGCAAAGAAGCAGATGGCACAAAGGGCATAAGTGGAAGAGAGTCCGATATACTTAGGAGACCATGGGTCAGTTTTTTCGAGTTCGTCTTTGATTGTTCTCTCAAACTCCTGGAACTGAGGGAGCGTCCAGAAGCGAATCCCTTCTTCTTCAACTTCGTCCGGATTCCTTCTGAATGGCTCGAGCTTGTGGAATGCGTTGTTCGTCAAATCATACTCTCTCTGGGCAAAGGCCACCACGCAATTGATGGCTTTCTTTCCCTTGGATAATGTCTCCAGGGAATAACCCTTCTCAATCTCACTGGCTCTCCATCTTCGAAGCTCTTCAATTGAAATCTTGATGAAGACCGAGTCCTTGAAATACGGAAGGACATGGTGTTTGAGTGAGTTCCGATATTGTTGAATGGTGGTGGTTCTAAGCTTTCCGACACAGCTCTCAAGATAAAGCTCGGAGAGGGCACCAAAAGTCGCCACTGACGGCTTCTGTCCCTTGACCTGTGCAGTCATGATGGCTTCTTTCTCTTTGGCTTCCTTGAGCGTTTCTGCGCTCGCATACAAGCGACCATATTTTCCGTTGCTCAATGGATATGAAATCGTGATTCGATATTTTCCATTTATTTTCTTATAACTCATGCGTGCTCACTCCTTATTTATAAACGTGTGGATGAACTTTTCCAAGTTGATGAGGTCTTCCATCGACATGGAGAGCATCTCATCCTCAATCTTCTTTCTAAGACCTTCGTGTTCTTTCGTTTCTCTTTCCTTCGGCACATCGTATCCCATAACCCACAACGGGGAGACCAGACACATGTCCGCTATCTTCTTAATGGATGAGGTCTTCATCGATTCAACATGACCATTCTCCCAGTCATAAAGGGTCGACTTCTTAACATCAAGGAGCTCGGCGAATTGTCTCAAAGACATGTCTCTCTCTTCTCTTAGAGCCTTGATGCGCTGGGAACAAGTTTTCATTTCTTCCAAGTTCATGACATTGCACCTCCGACTATATTATAAAGGGCTCGTGCGATTTTTAAAATAAAAATTGCGATATTTTTAACTTTTTAATTGACAAATCGGACAAGCGTGGTAAAATGAAACTGTCCGAAACAACGGACAGAAAGGAGCATATAAGAATGGCATTGAACAAACTCAAAGGCAAAATGAGAGAACTCGGCATCACAAATAAAGAAATGGCCGAAACTTTGAAGGTCTCTCCTTCTACCTTCTCCGCCAAATTAAATGGCAAATATGAGTTTTCTCGAAAAGAAATCTCTGTCATGGGAGACTTCATGAAATTGTCAAAAGCTGAAATCGCCGACATTTTTTTCTAAAAAGTGTCCGAAAAAATGAACGATTTATTGACAAGAAGTTAACCCAAAATGAACAAGGAGAGAACAAAAAATGGAAGAAATTAAATCAATTTTTAACAAAGTCTTCTGGGGTCGCAAAGAGATAGTTCTCATCTTGACCACCTTCGGAGTCACGGAAAAGGCATCAATCCACACTTTCCAAGAACTTCGCAAAAATTACCTCAACATGCTCCAGGAGAACAACTTTGTGAATCCAGGAGTCCGAGGAGTGCCGTCAGAGATGGTCAAGGCCTATTGTCGCCGAGTGTTTCTCTTCGACCTAGACAAGGTGGTCAAGGAGAAATGCAAATGAACTTCAAACTCTACCAAGGCAAGAGAGTGGCATATCTCAAGAACCACGAATACAAGACCGACCAGCTCTTCCGACTATTCTCAACGAGAAGCGCCCGCTACTTCGTGGACTACATCGGCAATGTTTACAGGCAAGACAAGAAGAGTCGGAAGATGACCAAGATGACCACATCCAAAAGCACCACCAGAAGAAAGAGACCATCCGTCAAGATTCATGTCAACGGAGCCACAAGGCGATTCTACATCGACACTTTAATGGCCAGAGCCCTCTTCCCATCCTTGAAGGAAATCAAGCCATCCAAAGTGGGTCACTTTGATGGCGACCAGTCCAACAACGACATCTCCAACATCTACTACGATATGACTCCTGACTCGGTTGATGAAGTCGTGAAGAGAATCTAATTCAGAAAGGAAAAAAAAGATGAAATTAAAAGACATCCCCCAGGAAGCATCCTTCCGCGAAATGAGTGAACAGCTCCCTCTCAAATGGCACAAGAGCGCCAACAAAAAGGGAAGAAAAATCTTATGTCTATGCGATGAAGAAGTGAGCCTTCATGGAGTTCCTGTCATGCTCCATCACTCCGTTTGGCTGGACGAGGACACCGAGGTCGTGGCTCTTAATTTCTAAGCAAAGGAAAAAGAAACATGTCTAAAGATAAATTGAAAGTTGAAGAGTTCGAGAGAAGATATACTTCACTCGTTTCATACAAAATCATGATTGACAAGAAAACCATCGATGATGACTCCGAGAACTATCACATGGAGTTCATGATGGGAAACAAAGAGACTGCAATAAACACCTTCCAGTTCTTGGAGAAGGCGCTCGCAAACGAAATCCTTCTGAACAGTGACTTGAAGCTTCGTGAAGGCTTCATCGCTCTCCAAGAGTGCCAAGTCAGAGGCGGTAAGTCCGAGAATATTCTCTTCACTTCCGTCACAAATAAAAAGGAGAAAGCAAACAATGAGAGATAAGGGAAAACTAATGATTGTCACTGAAAAGGTGACCGCGGTGACTCCTTATGGATGCCGTTATACCACGCATAAGATACATCAAAAGAATCAAACTGACAAAGAGTTCATTGACCTCTATCGACAACTGAAAGCTTCTGGAGAGTTCATCTCCGTTGCAATGTATCGCGAGACCAGGTCATACGAAAGAATAAACATGGAGAACTACTTCATCCCATCCTCTGAACTCCGGAAAGAAGAAAACGAGCATGCTAAAACTGACTGACCGAGAGCTCCTCTTCCTCTCGGAACTTGCCAAAGGCTGCACACTGACCGCATCCATGCTGAGAGCTTCCATGGATAACTACATGGTGGCGAATCTTGTCACTCGAATGGATATGGAATCCGATGACAGGAAAAAGGCAAGAGATGCAATCAAGAAAAACGAAGAGGAAATCGCCAAGCTGAAAAAGAACACAATCGCTCCCAGAGTGAGTAAGAAAAAAACAACTAAGAAATGAAAGGAGAAAACACTATGAAGGATAAACAAATTACTCTTGAAACAAGCACCGAATCCTTCTTTCGAGTGTTCGACTGGATGTATCAAGGACTTGGATTGACTGGAAACGAACTCATCACATATGCAGTCATTTACGATTTTACAAAAAGATTCGAAAATCCCAACCCAAGCGTCGACCAAATCGCCACGCGAACAGGGGTGACAGTCAGAACAATTCAGAACATTCTCCGAACCTTTGAAAGACGGAAACTCGTCTATGTTGAGAGGGTTCCAGGATGCTCCTCAACCTACTCCTTGAATGAAGACTTCATAAACTTCGGAACCCCCGAAAAAGTTTCAGGGGTGAAAAATGAAGACCCCCGAAAAAGTTTCAGGGGAACCCCCGAAAAAGTTTCACCACACCCCCGAAAAAGTTTCACCACACCTATGAAAAGTTTTCACCACACCCCCGAAAAAGTTTCACCCACTAAAAGAAACATAAAAGAAACAAAAGAAACAGAAGAAAGTTTAAGAAACAGAGCGGGCGCGCTCGCGTATGCGTGCGCTGACCCTCAAAAAAATCCTTCTCTCTCTTCTACGGAATACGACACGGAATGCCTCAACATCTTCTGGAAACTCTACCCGGAAACTCGCAAGAGAAACATCGACTCGATTCGTGATGATTTCCTAGCCATTCCAAGCACCGAATATCCACTCCTTCTGAGCGTGCTTCATCACAAGCTCTTCGATTCCGAGCTAGGAGACGAATGGAGACGACAAGATGGTCGATTCATTCCAGGAATTAAGATATACCTCTCTGACCGCTACTGGCAGAAGGAAAGCAATCAATGCCAACCTTTATGGCAATACACCCCAGAGGGAATCGAGATGAGCAAATCGAATCCGGAAGGCCTAGCTCAATTATCTAAAAACTTGAAAGAGCTCCGCGTTCTATGAGCCCAGTTCCTGAGAAAACCGAAGGGCTCCTTGCCGAGGCTTGCCTCACTTGCTCAAAGCGCAAAACTTGTCTCTCCTGGTGCGAGAAGGCTCTCCAAGAGTTCTCCGACACAATGGAGAGAGCAAAAAAAGAGAGTCAAAAGCTCCAACGTGGCGAACCAACAATCGCTAAAACGCGCGAGACCCCCTCAAATCGAGGCGCTGAGCGCATTCAAGAAGAAAAGCGAACAATTACACCCCTTGAAGCCTTGCAAGCCTTAGAGGGCATAAAACGAGCGCTTGAGCAAACCATTGAAGGACTCAAAGCCTTCATCAACATGAAATGACGATAAATCCCAACTCACATAAACTCCGGCGAGGCATAGCCTTGGCTCCCTACCTCGCCAAATCTTGAAAAGGAGAAACACACGCACATGACAACAAAACAAATCTTGTCAATTCTTCTGGGAGTCTTCCTTCTCTTCGTTGTGATGGTCTTAATCATCAACAGCAAGTCAAGAAGTCACATCTCCAGAAGACCAAAGAGAAGGAGACGAAACGATGATGAATGAAGGACTGGAAGCTGTTCTGTTTGTTCTCGGAGCCTTACTCCTGCCAGTTGTCATCGTGTTCGCGCTCCAAAGAAAAAGAATCAAAGCGAGGAAACCGCATGGAAGAAAAAAGAACAAAAGCAAAAATCACAAATGAAGAAGCCCTGACGGAGCTCATCAAAAGCACCTTCGCCGAGTTAGAAATCAAAAATAACGTGTTCGAGAAACTTGAAGTCACAAGGAAAAACGTGAAGAGAAAAGTGGTCTTCGGATTCCGAGACTTTAGAAATGACTCGAATATCTATTGTGCCGAAAGACTAGCGAATCATATCTGTCTCGCGTTTGAATGGGAAGAGAATGACGCTGGCGGTGCTCAGTTGAAAGTCGCCGATGATGAAGACTTAACTCCACAAATCATCGACTTCATCGACAACCAACTAGACCACCCAAAGAGAAGATATGAAGTGAACGAGCAACTGAGCTTGTTCTGAAAGGATAAAAGAAAAATGAACGAAGAAACAATTGTCGGAAGAATTACACCCAACAGAGAGTTCGCTCTCCGAGCCTTTAAACGCATCCAGGACATGACAAAGACTTATGATGTGCCATGGAGAGTCATGAGGGAGACTCAAGGAGTCCGTGAAATCTATCTCGGAAACAACATCAACATGACTCTTGTCGAAGAAGAGCTTGGTGTTCGTGTTCTGAACGAAACCGAAACCGAGATGACGTGCAACCGGATTTCAAAGGAAGAGATTCTTAACTTCGAGCCGGCACAAATCGCCGAGAACCTCTTCAGGATGAACCGCTCTTCCATCGACTACAAAGAAACAGCCAAGCGCATTGTGGAAGAGTTCCCATGCTTGGAAAGATACCAGCATAGTCTCGAGAACTCTTTGAGAACTAGACAATGCAAGGGCTTGATGGGATGGAAAAGTCTCCTCTTCTTACAAACCTTTCATTTCCTGAACATCGAGAACGATTCTCAAGAAGATTGTGTCAAACTCTTGAATGATGTAAGAGAGGCACGCGCCACA